CAGATTCCACTGTCCGCCGGGATAAATTCCTTGATAGCTTTTTGTCCATTCTGCACCTGTCCATTGGTATTGTAAACTTGTGGTCAAGTTGGTCACATACTGATCGCCGCCTTGAGTACGAGCCATAAAGGCCACATCCCATCGAGAGCCATTAAATTCAATGATGTCGTTGTATTCAGCAACCAGTGGCCTTCCGCTAGGTCCCACCCATGCTGTAGCAGGTCCCACGTTACCATCTGCACCAGTTGATTCTGTCAGCAAGTATCGTTGTCCAGCCACAGCGGCAGGCAATCCCTGACCTGGGCCACTGACCAAAGGGTTGATCACAGCGTCAACTGGCGCCAGGGTATTTTGTGGCACAGTATCTTCATCGACTGAGAACAGCAAGAATCGTTCGTCGTTGGGATCAACAACAATAGTACCAATTACTTGAGTACCGTCGTCTTGATCCAATCTCAGCTGACTGATACCTGGTCTGAGTACACCATACATGCCTATTATAGCAGGCCACATCACGTTGCTGCTAGACACAATGGAAGGAGGCACAAGACTTTGGTTAGATTGATCTACGATAGTGCGTTCTTGCAATACCTGAACTTGGTTGCCGATTAGTACAATTTTGTAGTTGTAGGGAGTTATAATCTGGCGAGTGCCTAACAACAAGTCGCTGTTGGTAATGGCATTGATAGCGTCACCTTGTGCATCGTAGATACTGGCAACAACTCGTTCGATAACACCCAGTTTCTTGACCTTGGCAGGACTGGATATCCAGATTGGCAAGTTGAATCTCAAAGTAGCAATGTCAATAGGGTTTTCGGTGCCCATGGGAATGGTTCTTGAACTCCACTGCACACTTTCTAGTTCAACCACACTCAAACTAGTCCAGTCAATGTAGTTGTCAGTGCTTTGTATCTCCAAACTGGGATTGAACAAGGTCAGTATCTGCTCCAACAACTGCATTTTTTGATTGGTGTTGGTAGTCCAAATATCCAGATTCAGTGTGAGTTTGTAAGGCACAGGCATCAGGCGTTCGATGCTGAATGCATTGCCTTGTGTGCGTTCGTAAGTTTCGGTGGCTTCGTCGTAGGTACGTTGGCGCACAGCAATTTTGCTGACATGATAGGGTTCTTGCATTCTAGGACGATCATAGTCCAAAGCAGCAACATAAAAAGTCATCAAGGGTGCAGCCGGCAAACTGTTGGCTGAGTTTTCTTGAATAATAGTCTGTGCGTTTCGTGTAGCATCGCCATAGCGTACAGGAACTCGCAGCAAAGCCGCAGCATCGCTGCCTTCTTCGCGCCCATACTCGATTTGAAAGTTGCTGAATATACGAGTAAATTGCAGTAGGAATCTGCGTATTTGCTCGTCGTAAAAGAATTGCTGCATATCAATATCCTGGTGGTCTTGGGTTGGGTGGTTTGTTGCCGCCATCGTCCCCATTGTCTGCTCGTGGCCGCAGTATCTCTGACAGGCTCTGACGGCTGGGAATGTTGCCCATGTCTGTAGTGGGCACTGTGTATGTATTGTTCACAAAGCCTGAGCGTAGAGTTTTGTTTAACGGACCATTGTTGAGATCAGTGCGCACTCGATCTTCAATCTTGATCCAACGACGACCGTCGTATCTAAACAGTCGATTGGGTTGATAGTCCAGACGCAATGCAAAATCTCCGCTGACAGGATTGGGCGGGAAACTCACGCCAGGAGTCACAGGGAAAGCGTTGGGCGCCAAGCCGTCACCAGTCAAGTAACCCATGGTGTAGCCATCGCTTCTTGGAGTTACATTCATGCCACCTTCAGTGCCGTCAGCAGTTGTGGTAGTGTCAGCAGTGAGACCATAAGGGTTGGCCGGTTGTCCATCCAACAGTGTGGGCGTGATGTAGAACTTGGTGACATCATAACCACTCAACGGCACCTCTACATCGGCTTGAGCCAATATAGCATCGTTGATTTGGTTGTCTTTGGTACGAGTACTGAACACATCACTTTGTGTGGGCGGAGTGTATTCGAGCCATTTGGAAGTGTCTGTGATGGGCGTACCAGCAGGCACGTTGGCAATGGCTTGATAATACACATCGCCCTGGTTCACTATGTCACCAGCAGGATAAAAGTTTCCTGGATCCCATATTTGTTCCATCACAACTGGTTTTTTCAAGATATCCTTGTACTCTTGTGCGTTGGTTAGAGGTGTTGCTTTTACACGCCACAGGTGTGGCAACCAAGTTTGGCTAAATCCTTCAGATGCAAAACTTGCATCCTGTATCACATAGTATTTGGGCAAAGGTAATGGTATGGTGCTGTTTAAGGGATTGTAATCTTTGAGGTTGGGCACTTCCAGCACATCGCCAGTCATGAGTTTTCTGCCAAATGTGTCAATCATGCGATTGTAGTGAAATGTAATGAACAAGGTATCATTGTTCAAAAACAAACCAAACTGACTTAAATCAAAGTCAATGTCCTGTGAATTATACACGCCACGCATGACATATATGTCCTGGTCATACACCCGATCACGGTTTTCCAACAACAGCAGATCTTGAATGTTCAATGGACTTAGTGAGTCATATACAGGTTGAGTAGCGTCAGCATTGCCAGAAAACTCAGAATCTTCGCCCCCAGTTTCGGGTCCCATGAATTTGTGTACATAGATATCTACACCGCCTACAGTGTACATTTCGGCAATAGTGCGATCCAAAAATTGGTAATCACGGGTTCGATTTGGGCGGTATAGGCTAAGTCTTGGCATGGTAATACTATTTATGTACAGGTTGACCATAAAATGGACAAGTGCTATAATTACAACAATGCAACAAGGAGCCGCTGTGAAAGTAACTGCTAAACCCGTAAAACTGTTGAATCCACGCAGTGGAGATACCCAAGTCATGGGCACAGAACCCACTTGGGAAGTACAACCCACTGACAATCGCATCAGCAAAATGAGCAAAGCGTTTGGCTGGTACAATTACTTTTATGGCAAAAAAGATGCCCGAGACATGATTGTGGCCTATCTGGAAACACATGGTCGCAAAAATGATGTCAAACTGTTGCGTGGTGTGTCGGACAGTTCTATTCGACTCACCACTGGCTGGCTGTGCCGCATGAGCATGGTGGGACTGGAACTCACTGTACAAGAACACTCAAAACTGGAAACTTTGCTGAAAGAAATTCTTGCGTCAAAGCAAGAAGCCCAGGAAGAAACCACAGAGCCCGAAGTTCCACGGGTCACAATTCAGGACCGCCTGCGTGAAAAAGTCAGCGAATGTGCTGGCGAACTTGATGGGCTATTTGATGAGTTTGTGGCTTCTGGTGCCAAAATGTCAGCGGACTACAAACCAATCATGACTATTCGTGGCATGAATGTAGCTCCTCAAATGGTCAATGTGCTCAGCGGCATTTGGCAAAAAAAGCAAGCAGAATTTGAAGCTGTGGTTGCTGGCAAAGATCCGCAACTGGTAGAAGCATATGGATTTTTGACCAAGGTGCAACTGCGCAACTGTATCAAATTCTGTGAGCTAGTGATCACTGACTGTGGCAGCTATGTGCAGATCAAGAAAGTTGAACGCAAACCTCGTAAGGCCAAAGTAGTGCCGCCAGAGAAAAAAGCAGCCAAGTTCAAGCACATTACAGAATTTGCTGAACTCAAACTCAAAGGCTTGCCGGCTGCAAGCCTGGTGGACAAGAGTGAAGCCTGGTTGTATGACACCAAAAAACGCAAACTGATTCACGTGGTAGCCGACGAGTATGCCAAGGTGTTTACTGTAAAAAACAACAGTGTGATTGGATTCAGCACAGTGGAAACACAGCAAAAAACTGTGCGCAAGCCAGCAGATGTGCTCAAAGCTTTGAGTGCCGCAGGCAAGCCGGCTGCAAGAAAGATCTACAAAGATCTAACTACAACAGAAACACCGTTCAACGGGCGTGGTACAGAGAACTTGATTGTGCTCAAGAGCTGGTAAATAATGGGGACGGAGTCCCCCAATGGCAGAACAGCAACAAAACAGTCTTGACACACTCAAGCAAAATCTGATAGAGTACGTAAAACTCCAGCTCGGTGATCAAATCATTGACATCGAGCTGGATCCTTCCCACTACGAAGCGGCCTATCAAAAGACCATAGGCACCTACAGACAACGTGCCAGCAATGCCTATGAAGAAAGCTACAGCTTCATGGAACTGGTCAAAGACGTCAATGTTTATACTTTGCCACAGGAAATTGTGAGTGTGCGTCAGATTTTCCGTCGTACATTTGGTGATTCAACAGGCCCATTTGCATCAAACTTTGATCCGTTTGCACAGGCATCACTAAACGTGTATCTCATGAACTTCAACGTAGCAGGCGGGTTGTCCACATATGATTTCTACAGTCAGTATGTGGAACTGGCAGGACGCATGTTTGGTGCCTACATGAACTACACATTCAATCCTGTGACCAAGAAACTGCAACTGATTCGTGACCCAAAAGGCACTGGCGAAAATGTGTTGCTGTGGAGTTACAATCTCAAACCTGAATTCAACTTGTTGAGTGACTTTCAAATCTCGCAGTGGATCCGGGACTACATGGTGGCCAACTGCAAAATGATTATCGGTGAAGCTCGTGAAAAGTTTGGCACTATTGCTGGGCCACAGGGCGGTGGTACCCTCAACGGTGCAGCTATGAAATCCGAAGCACAAACGCAGATGGATGCATTGTTGTTGCAATTGGTAAACTACGTCGACGGCTCACAGCCAATTACCTGGGTTATCGGCTAAAACAGCATAGACTTTTGATCGTGTGTGTGCTATACTTGCTGTATGGCAGACTTAATGATCGATCTTGAAGGACTAGCAACTGGTCCTGATACATGTATCCTAACCATTGCGGCTCAGAGCTTTGATCCGTTTGGACAAGGCTATTCGGGCCGATCTTACTATGCAAGGGTAACACTGGAAAGCCAAGAAGACCGTGCAATTGATCAGGGCACAATTGAATGGTGGGCCACCCAACCTGCTGTGGTACGTGACGAAGCATTTGCAGAAGAAGGCCGAATCCCACTGGATCAAGCCTTGGATGAGCTAGGTAAGCTGATTTGGCACTCCAACAGAATCTGGGCACAAGGTCCCACATATGACATGAACATTCTGGAGCATGCCTACAAAAGCTATCACAAACCCTTGCCCTGGAAATACTACATGGTGCGAGACAGCCGCACAGTGTTTAGCCTGTGGCCTGATCAGCCAATCCCGCCCACAAGTCACCATGCCCTAGAAGACTGCCGCAGACAAATTGGAATGCTGCAACGCACCCTGCAACACCTAAACGTAAAGACATTGAAATGAACATCTACTTAGACATGGACGATGTGGTAGCAGATTGGATGAAAACTGCTAGAGAAATAGTGCAGCGCAACTGGGATTATGTGGAACGCATTCCAGACGATGACTGGAAAAAGCTACAGGCAAAACAACACTTTTACAGAAATCTTCCCAAAAAAGAAGGTGCTGATGAACTGGTACAGTACTGTCGAGATCTAGTATCAGCAGGTCGAGCAGAGCGTGTGACGTTTCTAACAGCACTACCGCATGACTACACTATGCCCTATGCTGCCAGCGACAAAGTGTGGTGGGCACACGAACGTTATCCTGATATCCCAGTATTCTTTGGCCCATTCAGTTACGACAAATGGCGTCACTGCAAGCCAGGTGATATCTTGATCGACGACAGAACCAGCAACTGCACTGAGTGGATTGAAGCTGGTGGGCAGGCACACATTTATCGAGATTGGCCCACTTGCAGGGCTTGGCTTCAGGAGTTAACACAATGAAATATCTTCCCAAACTGCTTATTATAGGACACGGTCGTCACGGCAAAGACACAGTGTGTGACATCTTACGTGAGGAATTTGAGTACTCGTTTGACTCCAGTTCAAGCTTTTGTGCTAAAAAGTTTATCTACGACGAACTCAAACACAAGTACGGATATACCAACTACGAGCAGTGTTATCAGGATCGCCACAACCATCGAGCAGAGTGGTATGACATGATTCATGACTACTGCCGAGACGATTATGCTAGACTGGGCCGAGAAATTTTTGCAGAAAACTCTGTGTATTGCGGCCTACGCAACAAAGCAGAGTTTCATGCTATGAAAAACTCTCGAGTGTTTGACTACTGCATCTGGGTGGATCGCAGTGATCACTTGCCCCAGGAAGACAGCAGCAGCATGACCCTGGAACCCTGGATGGCAGACTATGTGATTGACAACAATGGCACCCTAGCAGACTTGAAGCGCAACACCATTGAACTGATCAGGCATCTGGTTGCAGATCACCGGGACGCCATACAGAATCAGATTTCAATAAATCGACTTCGCAGTTACGGCACACTGTTTTGAGATTTTTGGCTTCGCAGTTGTTGAGATTGCCATCTGCATGATACACCAGCGTCTGCGCTGAATAACGGGCTCTAAACCCGCAACGATCGCACTGCATCTTTTTCTTGTACCCAGCTGACTCCCAGCTGGGTTTTCTTTTGGGTAACTTTTTTCCTTTGCGAATGCAGTTCTCGCAGCGACTGCGATAATGCACAACTTCGTCGCGACGGTAGTTTATGGCACAAGCACGTTGGTTGCACACAGGACAAGTGGGTCGTTTCATGACATATTTATTGGCGGACC